ACCGTATCTGATAGCAATTGTTGATCCACATCATCTTTCTCATCAATATCTATTATGAGAGCTTCTGGTGTTGGTGATGTTGAATACTTTAAAAAGTAATCGCGAATTTGTTTAAATAGAAATTCTTCGTCCCTTTCCTGAAAAAATTCAGATTTTATGTAAGGTAGAGTTTTCCTAGTAAATTCTTCATTCTGTATCAGATTCTTGAGAATCGTCTGTTCTAGTCTGGTTGCCATATAAAAATTCTTTCTTTGCTACTTCGTTAATTTGATCAAGTACTTCTTGAGTGAAATACTTAGTTGGGTTATTGTTAATTGTCTTACCGAATTGTGTTGTACCATCAGGTAACTCAACTCTAGTAGATGTTTGTTTAAAGATACCATACTTGATAGCTAAGTCTAATAGACCATAGTATCTATCTAAGCCTGACTCGTATCTTAATACGACATCTACCATTTTATTTTCAATCGTAAGTCTTGATTTCTCATTCTTACAATGAACAATATTTCCAATAACATCTTTTCCGTCTTTCTCTTTCTTCTTAGATAAAAAGATGATTGATGATGCAGCGTACTTGAGTCCACTACCTCCACCCATAACTTTCTTAGCAAACAATCCCATTTCATCATAAGTATGATTCGTTACGATCAATGGAACACCGGCTCTTCCGAGTTTAAGAGTTAAAACTCTGAACGCACCTTTTACTAACTGTGCTCGAGTCATATCTCTAGTCTCTGCACCTGATGCTGTGTCTTCAATCTCTTTAGTTGTTGATAACATACCAAGTGAATCTAAAACAAATAACATTTTCATATCTGTTTTATCTTTGATATATTGATCAAGAACCTTAATTGATTGAGTTCTAAACTCCTGTACTGTTGTTACCGGTACAATCACGATTCTAGAGGAATCAATTCCTCTTTCCTCGATCATGTTTTTTGTTATTGCACTCTCTGATTCGAAGTAGATAACCGCTGAATCGAGGTTATCATCTAAGAATTGTTTACACATTCCTAGTGCGAAGAATGTTTTACCTGTTGCAGATTCACCAGCTAATGCTGTGATCTTATTGTTTGGTAATCCATCATATATTGATCCTGACAATAGAGCATTAAATATATAAGAGCCTGTGTCAATGTATCCACTAACATCGGCTGCTTGTACTCCATCTTCGACTATCGAAGCGAACTCATTGCCTGTTGTTTTAATTAAATTTTTCAAATAACTCATAATATCTCCAGTTTATTTTTTTGATCTTATTTCTTTTCTCTTTTTTCTTATAGATGATTCATAGTCTACATACATTCTAAGTTCTTTTTTCATAGAGTGTATCTCTACTATAATCAGAATTAGAAAAATCCAACTTACTAAATGTAAAGTTAAGAAAATGTAAGAAATTTCATTCATATATCTATTATAACACCAAACGCTTATAGGTCAAGGTGTTTATCCAAAAAATTCATCAAGTGTACTAACGGGTTCTGTTGTCCACCCAATCTTGTTTAATATTACGCCTAATGGTTCGACAAACGATTTTGAAAACTGTAAATCGTAATCAATATAAGCTTCGAGCTCGAACTCTTTAGGTAAAGCAGAGACAAATGATATCACATTCTCATTCATAATATTAGGTACTTTCATGTAACAAAATTTAACTTTCTCACCATTCTGTATAATGGGATATTTCTTGTCTATAGAGTATTTAGACAAATAGTGATTGTAAAGAAGTGAACCTCTTACATGAATAGGCGTACCTTTATTGTAGATAGAGGCCGCGTTGAAATACTTCTTAACATTTTGTACTCCTCTTGGAAAGGATATATCTTCTATAGGTAATTTATTAAATTCATTTCGAGCGTTTGTTATAAATTCCCATACATCATTCTCTGTTCCATTCATCAATGTTCGAATACCTTCTTCAAGTTTCTTTCTACACCACATTGGTGTTGAAGACTTAGCAGTCTCAATACCCATCATTTTTAATTTCGGTGTGTTGTATCTTACACCTTCTGAATCATGAACATTAAGTATGTATCTTTTCTTTGCTGTCCAGATACCTTTGTCTGCTATGACTTCTCGTCCCATATGCATCTTGTTTTGATAAGCGTTCATATAAGAAGCTAGTTCTTCATACGATTCATTGATCATAGGTTCAAGTTTTTCTTTCGCGATAGTGTCTAGAAAATCTACAGGATTCTTAGGGTTAACTTTATCAATTAAATCTTCGAATGTCACATAGATTGAATCAGTATCGATCGCGACAACATAATCTTTGTCTGACTCTAATAATTTATTTAAGTAATCATTAACGGCTCGTTCAACCCACTTAATACTTAACTGACCACTCATTGTAATACCTTCAGCTATTCTTTGATTGAAGTATCTGAAATATTGATTACCTAGAGCGCCATAAGCTGAGTTGAGTGAAATCTTTCTGACCATTTGATTGTTATTATATTTGACAATCTCATACTCACATTTCTTTCTATTGATTAAATCATCTTTCGGAATAGTCTCTAATCGTTTTTGAGATTCAATCATTTTATTCTTAAACAAAACTCTCTGATCATACATTTCCTCCAGAAGTTCAGGTAAGAAACCTTGTTTCTTTGTCGAGAACAATGCACCGTTGGGCGTCACAGTACTCGTAGTGAGCATACTCGTATCAACCTCACCTTCTAATAGTTTCTTCACATTGATCTCTTGAGGATATATCTTCGGAATCATTGTATCAGGACTCATATTGTACTGCATGATTAAATGAGGATATAGACTATTCAAGTCAAAAGACATTACCCATTTGTGTTGTCCTACTTGAGGTTCTTTTACATACGCTCCGACAATTCGTGAGTCTTGAGCTCCTTTCTTTGGAGGAGGAACCATACCTCGTTTCTTTAAGAAGTTATAGATTAATAAATCCCAATATCGAACTGATCCGAATACATCTTGATAATTACACTTAGCCTGATAAGCCATAGTGATAACTAACTCCATGAGTTGTAACTTATTATCTAATTCTTCTACAAGTTCTGTATCACGAATATTGTAATCTAAAAACTTCTGATAATCATTTCTATAGAATAGATGCATCGCTCCGAATTCAGAATAGTCTATCTTTCTTTTACCCAATTCTACTTCTGCGATATGATCTAATCGATATGTCTCTCTAGTTTTGTATGTAAACTTCTTATACATATCAAGATAATCTAGAATCGCGACACCAGATATATTGTATGATATCATTTTCTTCTGACCCATGTAGAGCCATTCTCTAGAAGTGACTAGATTGTGAGGTGATAGTTGTGTGACTGTATTCCAATCAAAGAGTTTAGTTATACGATTTACTAGATAAGCTATATCGAATGTTTCGACATTCCAACCAGTAATAACATCAGGTTCTAAATCGTCCCACACCTTCATGAATGTTGTTAATAGTTCTTTCTCGTGGTGACATCTATGATAAATGATATTCGGATCATCTGTTTTATAATCGAAATTATCTGTACCTATAACATGAGTCTCTTTATGTCCAAAGAGTTTCATTGTTATCGCGTTTACTTTTTCTTCTGCTTCTGTAGGTTCAGGAAATCCATTCTCACACTCACACTCGATATCTATATTAAGTATGTTGATACTCTTAATATCGAATTGTATATCAGTCGGAAATGATTCATTGATGTAAGTATATTCCCATTGATCAAGCCCATGTACTTCTGATACTTGATCATTCTGAAATTTCTTTTTCCAATGTCTCGCGTGACTGATAGAGCCAAACTTCTTCTGTTGTAAGAAGTCACCCTTGATTGATTTGAAAGCTGTTTGTTTGTTTGTCGGGATATAAAGAGTAGGTTCGTATTTCAATCTCTTGAGATATCGTTTACCGTTCTTTATCCCTCTCGCGAGTATAAAGTCTTTGTATTTTTGAACATTAGTGTAGTAGTGCATATAATATATTATAACACAGAAACGCCATAGTGTCTATACCACTCTGGCTTCTGTTGTATCCTTTCTTCAATTCGTTGTCTAATGATCTCTTGATCTTCCAACTTGGGTTCCCAATCATTGTAATAATCTGTTGGGAATTGTGTAACTTTAAATTCTCTAGTAGAATCTAAATTAAAATTTCTTTTGATTAGTTCTTCTCTGATCTGAGTATATCTTTTGTATAGATATTTACCTTTATCATAAAAGAACATGACATGACCTGTTCCAAGTTTGAACTTTTTAGGAATCTTTTTGGGATCCCATTTTGAAGAATTGAGTGATCTCTGTAATGCTG